GTGGAATCACCCTTAGAAAAAAGACCCGCCTTCTTCAACATGAACTCATCTGGCATCTTATCTTGCTTCGAAAAGTTGCATCTTCGACAAGCTGCGACAAGATTCTCGGGATCATCTGACCCACCTTTGGCTACTGGAATGATGTGATCGACTGTTGTTGCATCCATGCCACACCAGTAACACTCTCGACCATCTCTTGAGAGTATGCGTAAGCGTAGCTTCTTCCATTGAGTTGAGTTGCTCTTACGCTGTGAATGTAGCGTCATCAGTAATGACCCACTCTTTGATGGAATCTCCATGCATTACACATTGAACCATATCGATGATTGATGTACTTGATTGTGGCATCTATCTGCCTGTATCCATCTAGATTCCGGTAGTGCTGTGATCGCATCTGACCTAATCCGAAATGACTGCCATTCTGAGCTGTAACTGACCACCTTGATTCTTTATAGATGATCTTAGATAAACATAGAAATTGCTCATAATTCACAACTCTTGAATGTGCGTAGAGCTTGAGATTGTCTGTATTTGGATTTGCTTCCGCTGGTGTCGTGCTAACGATACATAGCACACCCAATAGCACCAGACATCGCCCGCGAGCTATCCGCCACAGCGGCTCGCCAGCGAGTATGGAGCGTACAGGCTTAGTCAAATACATAGCAAGATTGTGGATAAGTTGAGCGGGCTTTGGGCGTGTTGTCCACAGGTTATCCACAGCCTTCATTTGCTAAGTTCCAAACTACAAGTTTCACAATCTTCTGAATGATTCTTAATTGTGACTTGTAAAATCGTTACTGCTACGAGTGGTCTTTCACTATCGATCAAGAATGTCTTGCCACAAGCGCCTTGATGCTTAATTTCTGTCCTCATTTAGATCCGCCCCATCCTTTGCCTTTGAAGTGAATTGGATTAGCTGTCCAGATACGGCTCATCGGAATCATGCAAGCTTCACAATATGGATTCCGGTCAAAGTTATCTTCCATCGATCGGCGTACTGTCGTCACCTTGTTGCACATTTCGCAACGATAGTCATATTGCGCCATTACTGGGCATCCGCCAATTTCTTGATGCCCATGACTCCACAGCGTAGGCATTGGACAAGAGCTACTTCCATGCCCAAAGGGACTTCATTTTTCAAGACTGAATGATCCGTGATTTCCTTTTCAACCCTGCACAGGAAGCGTTGCTTCTCCATGACTGCTCCTTCTCAGATTCTCGATTGGATGTAAGTTGTACTGTTCGACCCAGTAGGTCGGTTGGTCGCGTCTGCGCCATTTCTGATTCTTAGCAATCGTTACCGGTATCCAGCCCTTAAGAAAGTAATTGGGACTTTTGCCTGTTACAAGAATGGCGATGTCTGTGTTGCGATCATTGTCGTAGATAATCAAAGCGCCGTTGTCGTATTTCGTCCATTTGACTTCGATGATCGATCCCACATCTGCGGTTCGCTTGAATCGTGATGCTCTTGGGTTGAAGTCTTTTATCCCGAAATACTTTGCGACAGCAATTTCAGCTCCTACTGATTCGGCTATCTCGCAAATGTAGTCATGGAATGAAAGATTCTTGTTGTACCGAGACACATGATCTGGCTTGCCTTCGATCTCTTCAACGCGTTCGATGGCAACCTTTGCAGCTGTCCATTCATCTTCGTGCGTGATCTTCATCTTCATTTGCACTCCATGCAGAACCAAAGCATCGTCACTCCTTGAGATCCATCAAAGCGCCCGAATTCGAGTGGCTTAAATGCTTGGCACTTATCGCACCATTCAATTTTCGGCGGATCAACCTGGTCTTTTATGACGCTGCCATCTGTCTGAAAGATCGTCCGTTCACCGGTATCTAGCTTGATAATTTCCATATCGCCCATTAGCCCTGAGCCTTCCATCCGCCTGTCGATGTGACTTCATACCAGATTGGACTGCATTGATTGGCTTTAACCTTCTCCGCGCATACATGCCCGCGGTATGGCTTGCCAGTCTTTGCTGTGCCTTCTTTGAGCAACATGTGTCCATGTGCGCAGATTGGTGATTCAGACAAAATCTCGCCGCCAAGCTTCGTCTTGATGTCGTCCATCGCAGATTTGGCTGTGGCAAATCCATCTTCACCAAATGGCTTAGCCCACGGATCTTCTTCGATAAATGCTTTTGGCATCGTCTCGACTTGTTGCATTGATTCCAGACTTGGCTTTGTCTCTGTACCTAAAACCACGCTTGCACATCTTCCAATCGCAGAGCTGACCGTGTCCTCGACATACCAGCGTTTCATTTGCGGGTTGTAAGCACCGACCATGCCATGTGCGTAATCGATAGCCGCTGGTTTCTCATCTTCATAGTGACGAAAGATCCGGCATTCGATGAGAATGTAACCCTTCTCTGGTTGCCAATCGATGATCGATGTTTCGATGCGGTTCGTTGGATAGGTCGCATGTAGGCGAATGACCTTTTGATTGACTGTCTCGTAATTGTCCAAGAATCCCATTAGCGAATCTCGGCATTCTTGCGCCCTGCGATTTTGCCGCGAATAAAGCCTTCGCGCTTGCCGTCTTTAAGTCCCATAGTGTAACCAGCTGTAAAGCCCGCCAAGACTCCGAATAGCATCCACATGGCGACTTCTTGAAATGCGTACATCTTTGCTCCCGATCCGAGAGTTACTGAACTTCGCTCCCTGCGTACAGAGTGAAGCAATCCGCCGACATCGTCAAGAATCCTGTGTGTTTTTGGGCGTGTCGGTTTGGTCTTTCGCCTTGTCCTTGAGTCCGTTCGATGCAAGCACAGAGCCAAGCGCACCGGTCAAGAAGATCGTGAGTGTGGACAGTAACTCGATGAATGCTCGATCGTTGGGCGCTTGATCGCCTAGCGGTTGAGTGACGAATATCAAGGCGTAGAGCATTCCGGCAACCGAGAACATAAATGTGAACGCCAGCGCGACTCCGATGAATACGATGAGTCTTGCTTTTAGCTGCTCATTACTTAGGCGCTTTTGATGTGAACCCATTTGGATCTTCTCCGTATATGTCCTCAGTACAGACTCCGAGAGCCTTACATTGTGGCGGATTGCATTCAGGCTTTTGCCAGTTTTCGAATTCTTGGCATTCATATCGAGTCCAGCCCTGATAACTACAAGCAGACAGCCCAAGCAATATCGCTATCGCCAGAGCTGTCTGAAGTAGCTTCCGAGTCACTTCCCCTTTAACCCGAAAGATGCGTCGTTGGGATTTAGGTAACGAAGCACAACTGGGAGAATCGCAGCTAGTCCCGCGCCAGCGATTGCCTTTGGATCAGTAATTCCCGCCATGTACACAGCTATTGATGCGGCTAGAAATGAGCGCGCCCATGAAGCTGCGAGTCCTTTAATTTCTTTCATTTCTTCTTCTCCTTCTTGAGAATAGATTTCTTCGGCACATCGACAACCACAGTTGGATATTCGCCTTTGTATGGCACATACTTGGGACGACCAAAGCCGACCACTTCTTTGCCAATCGTTCGGGTCTTAACCATGACCATGCCACCGTTGCGCTGATCGCCGCTACCGGATGTATTGCCTTCGATGGTAACTATCGTCTTGCCATCGATGCCCGCGACAATTCCAATATGAGATATGCGATCGACTCCGTCGTGTGGGAAGTCCATGAATGCTAGATCGCCGATTGCCGGTATCTCATGCCACCGTGAAATCTCCTTAAATTTATGCGCACCTACCGCGGTCGATACTAGCGAATGAACCTTGACTCCAGCTTGTGCAAGTACCCAATTGCAGAATGATCCGCACCAAGGCAGACCGTTCGCCTTTGTGAATGCACCGTACTTTGTCAGATTGTCGCCTTCTTCGATTGTGCCAATTTCTGCTTTTGCAATCTCAAGAGCTTGTGCGGCTGTGCCTTTTGGATAACTCATGAAAGTAAAAGACTAGCTTCCTCGGCGGTTATGCCTAATCGATCAAGAAGTGCAGCCTTAGCAGATGCTTTATCTGCTTCTTCTGCAAGTTCGGCATTTTTTATTTTAATTATTTCGGCATTAATTTGAGATTCGGTCGGCGCATCGCCGTCAAGTACATCCCATTTAATAGTGGAATAATCCTGATCTGTGTATGTAAATTCAGCAGTAGGTTTTAGGCTTTGAATAGCCAACAGTAGATAATCTTTTTCCATTATGCACCGATTTCTAGAAGTGTGATTGTTGAAGTTGGGCTTCCCCATTGTGTAGTGCAGTTACCACCGTTATTTGTTTGGTATACCTTTTGTTGTGTTTTGTAAGTTGTAGCCGAAGTTGTTGCTGGCTCGTCTAAATACATGATGTTGGTGTAATTGGCATACTGATATGTCTGGCTGCCCGCTTTTAGATACATAGTCTGATAATCGCGGGTACCGTTGAAGATTGCTGTAGCGCCTCTCATTAATCGTAAAGCGCCGCCGGTATCTCCCATGGCTGAAGTATTTCCTACCATCATCTGTTGAGATACTAATACTAAGATTTTGCTAGTGGCTGAAGTTGGTGTGATTGTGGCTGTTAGGGTGCTATCTGTAAAAGTTGTTGATGCCACTACGGTTTCTGTTGATGTTGAGCCTTGTACAACCTGAAGAACTTTGCCACCGCCTGCGGCTGCTGCCCATTTTAGTCCTGTTGCTGTTGTTGAATCAGCAGTTAAAACATGACCATTTGTGCCAACTGCTAAACGCGCTGGTGTGTCATTAGCGGTTGCAGCGATTAGATCGCCCTTAGCATCCACGATTGAATTCTGGATTGCATTGGAATCATCTTGAGCGACCCAAGTAAATGCTAGATCTGTACCGGATGTCTTGGATAAAACTTGACCGGTTGTCCCACCTTTTAGACCAACGAATGATGCGTCGATCCCGTCTCCGAGTGTCTCGATTGCTGTGGCTCCGTCTTTGACCAAATCGGTCGAAGTTGGAACCGTCCAGCCAAAGTTCGGCGTTGTTGTTGCCATGTTGTCTCCTTTAAGCGACGATGAACGCGTCGTCCCAGATAAGTGTATTTGATAGTGTGTTCCATGTCTCTGCGCCACTCACATCGTTCCACTTCATGGCTTGAAGCGAAAATTCGGTTGGAGTCAGATACATCGAAACAGTCAGGGAATTGATACCAGCTTGCATTTGCCAGCCTTCGACAAATCCCTGAAATTTTGTGTTCATGTTATTCGGTAGATTATTGATTGTTACCGGCATTCCCATAAAGACTTTCAAAAGGTTGTCTCGGTCAGAATCGTCTAATTCTGGAGATCCGAGCGGGAATGAAATTTGATTAAAATTGGCTCTTGGATAAGCTCTGAGCCCTAAATAGAAAGCCGCTTGCGATGTGGCATCCGCTGTATGTTCCAAAGTTGTCTGGATCGATTGAGCTAAAGTCCCATAAACATCGATTGAATCTGGTTCGGAATTTGAAACTTGCTGATTGTTTTTATACTTAATTGTGATCGAATTGCGGACATCTCCTGAGCGGGTGGCTAATTGAAGTCCAGAAGCGAAAGCATCATTGGCACTTAAATCCACATATCCATTTGTGGCAAGGTAAGAGCTGCGATGAGTGCTGTCCGCGTAGCTTATTTGACCCGAAGCATTCTCATACAAGTATCCAAGTCCCGAAGTTGCTAAAGCCGCGACAAGTGAGTACGCGTCCGTCACCGATGATGATCGTTGATGCAATTCATAATTCCCTGCATCGATTTCGCCCAAGCCAGAGTTTTGAGCATTTGCCCAAGTTGTTGTCGGATTGTAGGCAGCCCAAGTCAATGCCGCCGGTACTTCGTTCCAAGCGCCATACAGAATCCCTTCTAGAACGCTGTAAATCTGCTCACCGTCTAATTCTTTTACCAGTACGCCTTGAGTTAGTACCTTTGGAAGCCTTGAAAGCGCCCCTAAAGCGGTGATTGAAATCGTCTGGGTAATACCTATCGAACCGCCAGATTGAACACCCACGATGATGTCTGTAATTGATCCACCGAAAAGAGCGACGGGAGTGCCAGTCGAGTCATTGACAAAGACAGTCACGCCTGAATTGATTGTCGGAGCGATACCGGAGTCATCAAGATTGATGAGAGTGAGATTGCAATATCCAGCGATGGCTTGAGTGTAAATATCATTACGCCCAGCGGCTAAATTTAGATTGGCGAGAGACACATCCTTATACTCCACGCCATCAATCTCTACGCTCCAAGTCGGAGTCCAGACTGTCATACCAGCGCGAACCTATTCGCTCCGAGAGTTCCGCGGGCATTTGATCGATTAAGTACATCGACGATCGTGCGAGCTGTACCTTCGGCATCAATCGCGCCATTGACGGTAATGTTGAAAGTGTTACCCATGCCGCCATTTGGGACGATTGTGCCGTTTGAACTAGGGACGAACATTTCAGCACCGCGCTCGCCTACGACATAAGACTTGCCAGCCGAGACTGAACCACCTTCGGCGCGAAATCCACCAAAAGCTGAGCTGATGGCGTTGCCTATTCCCTTGACGACTGGATTATTTGCTACCAATGAAATCAAAGATTGGATTGCTCCGACCACGCTTTTTACTATTCCAAAGAGAGTTTGGAAGCCATCAATCAAATTGCCCACCACATTGATGACAACTCCCAAAGCGATACCAATCCCCTGAATGGCAAGCTTTAAGACTCCACCAAGTAAAGGTGCGACGAAGTCTTTTAAGAATTTGAATAGAGCTGTGAATTCGTCTTTGTTAGCCATGACCGCATCTTTGATCTGGTCAAATGCAAATTTGAAGCCTTCAAGTACCGGTTGAAAGATATTCTTGATGAGATCGATGTAAGTCTTGAAAGCATTGGTCAAGCCATCTTTGCCACCGACTGAATCGATAAATCCTGCCACCGCTGGGATTACGGTATTGACGATTGTATTTATCATCGGAGTAACTGCGTCTAAGACAAATGATCCAATCGTCTCTTTGCCTTCATCAAATGCAACTTGCAGACGCGCCATCTTGCCCGCGAATGTATCTGCCTGAGTCGCAGCTTGACCGCCAAAGGTTGTCGCGAGAGCTTTGGTTACATCGTCCATCGACATCGTCTTAAGTTGTGCAGCGGTTAGTCCCACGCCCAATTTGCCAAGTGCTGTCGTATTG